AAGTTGTGCCGAGCATCTTGACAGGGTTTCCACGCGTTTCCTAGAATGGTTGCAGAACCCCACCCCAGGAAGGACACTCAGACCATGAAGAAGCCCCGCACCCTCGCCGCAGCCCTCACTATCGCCGCCCTCGCGGCCTGCTCCACCAGCAGCGCCGTCGAAGACCACCTCCTGTCCAGGTGGGACGCTCTCGGGGCCGGTGGACAGCAACAACTCTGCCTCGGCCTCGCGGTCAAGGGTGAAGACTGGTTCAGCGACCAGATCAGCGGCGACCACAAGGACGAGGCTGTGGCCTTCTTCACCGAGGCGTGCGAGAGTGTCACCCTCCCCCCGGCCGAGTCGTTCGGCTTCGGCATCCCCGCCTGACCACACAAACAACCGGGAATAGCGCCACCGCTATTCCCGGATACGACAAAGAGCCCCCGCTGCCCAGACCCGAAGGTCTGACAGCGGGGGCTCTTTCGTGGACCCGTCGAGGTTGCGACTGGGGCCCTTGTGCTGCGCCCAGATGTGTTAGTCCGCGCCTTCCTCAGGAATCGGCGGCGGTTCCGGCGCACCGTCGACACGGTGTCGGTAGTACAGGTCAATGACGTACTTCGCCCACAGCCACAGCTGCCGCGTGTACGCCTCGCTGGCCTTGACCTTGGCCTCGGCCTGCTGGACACGGGACTCGAGGTCGGACAGGCGCTTGAACAGGTATCCGATGAGCGCACCGAGGGACGCGACGACCACCCCGGCGAACGTAAGGACTGCCCCCAGGTCCACGGTGCGCCTCAGCTCTCAGTGTCGGAGCCGCGGTACTTCGGCTCGACCTTCGTGCCGAGGAGGTACCCGAACGCCGGCCACCGGGTCTCAAGCCACCGGACCGCCGAGTAGTACACGGCGATGCTCAGGGCCGTCACACCGACGACGAGGGGGGTCTCCGACCCCTCCGGCACCTCGACGCCGACCGACACGAGCCACGCCACCAGGGCGCCCACGACGATCGGGACGTTCGTGCGGATCAGGGATGTAACGAAGTCGTTCAAGGGGGTTCTCCTTCTCATGCCTTGCGGGCTGCCGCCCGGCGGTCGTTGCAGAACGCGGCAGCGCAGTTCCAGGTCGTGCCCGCCTTCCCCGACTGGGGGGCGACACCATCGATCGGGCCTGTGTACGGCTTCCGCAGACCCTTGTCGGACAGGCGCCGCTGCAGCGCCTTCCACGACTCCCGACCCCACACCCCGTCGACCACGCCCCGCTTCCCCGTGGGGGTCTTGAGGTACCCGGCGTCGAGGAGCCACTGCTGCAGCCGCTTCGCCCGCACCGTGTGGGACCCGCCGGCCTTCGCGCCACGCACCACAAGGTCGAGCGCCCGGAACAGCTCCTCGTGCGTGGGAGCGGCGGGCAGTGGCGTCACCGGGTACGCCGCGGCCGGTGACGCGCCAGGGGTGACCCCGAACGCGCGGAAGGACACCATCGGGTCACGTGTCGCACCAGACCTCGTCCACTCCTCGTAGTGGACGTGGTACCCGGTGGTGTTGCCGGACAGGTCCGTGACTCCGACGAGCTCGCCGACAGCCACCCGATCACCAACCTTGATCGACGCGAACACGTCCACATGTCCGTAGAGCTGCCGCTCACCGTCGGCGTTGCGGACAATGAGACCGTTGCCGGTGCGGCCCGGTGCAAGCATGTTCGTCGAGGACCTGTCGCCATGTCGCCGACCGCGGACTACCTTCTCGACGGTGCCCGCGAACGTGGTGTAGACGGAGCCCGGCTTCCCGCCTGTGGCGATATCCACCCCCGCGTGGAAAGACGAACCGCGGGGGCCGTAGCCGGACGAGACATACCCCTTGGCGGGGGACGACATGCGAGCGCCCATCAGCGCGTCCACACGATCGTGAACTGCGGGTTCGACCGGGCAGCACCCGTCCGATGCAGGACATTCACCGCACCGGCTGACGTCGCCCAAGCCACACACGGGTAAGACCCCGACAGGAATCCCGCCCCCCACTCGTTGTGGTTCGGCCGCAGGAACTCGGGGATACCACCCGATGGTACGAGATTCGTGTTCTCCCCATCGGGGACCGCCCCTGAGAACGACCCCGTATACTCGATCATCCCGCCACGCACTCGACGAATCCGGGACCGGGTCGTGGTGAACGACCCGCCAACACCAGGGACGTCGATCCACCCGGTGTCACCCGCATACGCCCGGTTGGACTCGGACATTTCAGCCCCGGCGGCGGTGTTCGCGTCACCCGACGACACCGTCTTGCGGGCAAGCTCGACTGCACCCGCCGGCAGTGACGGCGGCCCCGCATCAACCTCGCCGATAGCCACATCGATAACAGGCATCGAGTCTGGGTCCGCTTGGTCCCCGTCATGGTGCACCGCGTAGACGATGTCCACCCGGGCCCCAGCACCCGGCGCCGGGTCCGTGTCAACGAGGTACTGGTCATCGTTCGACCACACGTTCATGCCGTCTCCCGAAGCGCGCCGCGTCGCGAGGAACCCCGCCGACACCGCGTACTGCCAGGAAGACGTGCCCGTCACTGTGCAGCCAGTCAGCACACCAGGGCCGGATGCCCCGAGAAGTGCCTCCATCGCGCGGCGCATATCGTGAGGCGTCGCACCGTTCGTGGACGTTTCACCCCGCACGCCGGGGGAACGCGTAAGTGCCATGTTGGGTCGCTCCTAAGAGTCGTGAGGATGTGCTCGCTGGCGTTACGCGCCGATCACGGCGGCACGCCAGGGTCGCCGCCGCCGAGCGAGATAATCGCGCTGCGGACAGCGGAGAGGTACGACGAGATCGCAGAGAGCGCGGAGGCCGTGCTCGACGCCAGACTCGTCACAGACGCCGACGTCGCCAACGTGTTCAAGCGGCCGTTCAGCGAACCTGAGCCCCCGCGCGCCGTCACTACCTCTGACTGGACGGCATTCGCGGTCCCCTGGGCCGCCGATGCAGCCGACATGGCAGCCGAAGCGTCACCCAGTGCGTCATCCGCCTTCGTGCTGATCTGGGTCATACGGGTGCCGATGTCCGGCCATGTCCCCCGGGCCGCGATGACCTCCGACCGGGTCGCCTGCTGCTGCGTGATGAACGTGCCCATCCCGACACCGGCGATCGTCGTGGACGACCCCAAAGCGACGGTGCCGGCCGTAGCGGTCACGTTCTTCTCGAACTCGACGCCCGTCGACCACATCCGCAGGCCCGAGACCCGGCCGGGGGCTGCCCGCTCGAGGGCGGCCAACCTCCGGTCCAGGTCTCGGAGCATCGACAGCAGCTGCGAGAACTCCCCCGTCGGGTACCGGGGGGTGCCTTGCCACCCGTCATTGACCGGGTCAACAGGGACAGTCACCGCGCCTCCAAAGTCGGAATGAACGTCACCGCGATCAGGTCAGACGAGAACGACCCCGAGAACCCGGAGCACCGCACTCGGTAATCCCCGTCAGGTATCCACAGGTGCTCCGCCAGGCGCAGCCGGAACCAATCACCAGGCCGGAACTGCCCTAGCGCCGGTGTAGTTGGCGGAGAAGGCAGCAGGGAAACGTTCCACGAGACCGTGGGTCGCGATCCCCGGCGGATGCGTGCCTCACCGAGCCTGTGAATCCCCTCCCAGGTCTCCACGTCCGGGTGCGCCTCCACGGACTCACGGAGCGGGTACCCGCTCTGCCAATCCGCAGCGTTCGACCTCGGACTGATGCGCAGGGCCGTGTCGTGCCCGGTGCCGCTCGTCCACGCGAGATTCGCGCGGTCCGTGCCGTCCGTGCGGACAGTCAGACCCGCGACCGATGCGCCCCGCGCAACACGGAGATCCAAGACCCAATCACCGCCTGACTGATGCAAGAGCGGGTCACTAGGCGAGCCCGTCAGCATCTCCCACTCGATGCCGAGGTAATCCGCTGTGAACCTCGGCCTGAACTCGATGTCTGGGCCGCTCGCGCCCGAACTAATCCGATCTAGCTCGCGCGCCAGATTCGGCAGCTCGTAACCGCGATACACTGCAGACTCGGCCCCGACCACGTCAGGCGCGAACACGATAGGAAGCGCCCCGCCCGGCATCGCCAGGCTGTTCTGCACGATCCGCTTGGCGATCGTCCCCCACGACAGGCCCGTATACTCGAGCGACGAGCGCTGCACAGACAAACCCTCGTCGATGCTGCCGTCGACAACATCCCACACGGTCGGCGCGGACACTACGGTGCGCTGCTCCAACAGCGCCCGAATCCCGGTAGCGACCAGTTGCACAACGCCGGCGGCGGCGTCGACCTCCTGGTACTGGATCGGCCCGGCCTCGAGGATCGAGTCCCCCACGGCCACCGCGAGGAAGTTCCTGCCTTCCCCCAGCGACGCGCGCAGCTCCCGCCTATCCCGTGCAGGCATCCCATCGATCGGGACAGTCGCCTCGATCCGCCCGGCAGCGTTCAACCCGACCGACCACGAACACTCCGAGAGCAGGGGGGTCAGGTCACGGGCGATACGCCCGGTAACTACATCCCCCGTGAGCAGTCGCGGCCGCGTATCCCGCGACTCGGGCACAACCAGTCCCGGGTCTGGGGCCGGGTCGGGGTCACTAGCCTCTTCGATGGTGGCGAAGATGGGGAAGTGATCCGACGGGAGTGGTGTCGCGAGCGGTAGCGTGTTGCCGCTCGCGTACTTCGCTTCCAGTCCGGCAGAGGTGACCCTCCATCCGTCCGAGAAGAAGATGCCGTCGATCCACCGGCCGTCCTGCCGGTTGACCATCGTCTCGTCCCACCCGTTGAACGAACGCAGGTAGGCGTTAGCGACAGTTGGCGCCAAGCCGCGGACGTCCTGGTAGCCGCGCGCCACCAGACCGGAGTGTGGGTACTCGTGATGGTTGAAGTCGCCCATGATGACGACACGGGAACCGGTCGACCGCAACAGGTCAGCCCTGTCGGCGACGATCTTCGCCGCCTGGGCGTACATCGCGGGAATGCTGCCGTCCCCGACCTGCGTTGTCGTGGGGAAGTGAGTGCGGATCACCCAGAACGGCTCTGTCAGGCCCGCCGCATGGAACTTCGCCCAGGTCGCCCGTCGCTTCCCCGAGTATCCCGGGTCAACGGTCTCGGTCTGCGCGGCCGTGCCCCCCTCGATGACCGTCACGACCGAGGTGTCGTAGATGAACGACCCCGGGCGGGACGTGTCCTCAAGACGCGACCACGTCTTGCCTGTCAGCTCAAACAGTTTTGCGGCAAGTTCCTGCGACTGTCGAGGCGCTGGGAAAAAGTCAACCTCCTGCAACGCCACCAGCGACGCGCCAGTCCGAATGACGTAGTCCGCCGCCTCGTCGATGCGGTTATGCCAGGCGCGGTCCCCCGTGTCGGTGCCGTCCTCAGTGAACGACCGTGACCGCAGGTTGAACGTGGCAATCGTCAGCGCCACAGGATCACCACCAAGCTTCAGTCGCCTCGATCGTCACTGTCGGAGACCCCGGCGACGTGGCATAGAAGCCGTACGTCACCGACCCCCCAGGCGGGATGGGTGTCCACTCACTCCGAATCAGCTGGGACGCCCGCGACGCTGTGCCGTCCAACGTCACCTCGCCCGTCGCGGAGTCCAGGAACAGGGACGACCCCGCAGGGACCGCACCCGTGAACATCAGTGACCGGCCCGTGCCCGACTCTGTGAGCATGAACCCGGACGGCAGGGGGCCTGTCACGGTGAACCGGGGCCAGGTCTCCGCCGACCCCTCGTTCTCGAGCGTGACGGTCCCCTCGTCGCCGAACTCCCCATAGTCGAGGAACCCGACGTCGTCGCCGTCACCGTCCGTGTACAGCGGGTACCTCAACCCACCCGTATCGAACGGCAGCCCCGTCGTGTCCGAGATGACGTCCCCGTATCGGAGCGGGTCGTCGACCTCCCATTCGAGTGTCCACTCGAAGAATCCGGCACCCCACACCCCCCGCGGTAGCGTCCGCCTCACGAGGGTCGCCTGCGCGGACAGTGTCCGCCCCGCGTGCGTGACCGAGAGCGTGTCCTCAACCCCGTACGGGGCCGCCTGCTCGAGCGCACGCACGGCGAGGTCCCGCTCTGTGGGCGAGAACACCCGCCCCGTGACAACCACGGTGCGACCCTCAGCCCACGCGCGACCGCCGATGACCCCGTGAGCGCCAGGACGGCGCCACCGGCGCCGCTCCCCGGGGGGTGTCTCCTCCCAGCCAGCCAACGTCCGAAAGGTCATGCGCCCCGGGCCGTCAGTCCCGTAGAGCGTGAGGGACCGCCACTCGATCGTCGTTTCGGCCAGCATCAGACACCCCCCACCCGCATCTCGTAGTCCAGTGCGGCGGCAACGCCGACGCGTGCGGCTTGGGTACTCGCCCGCATCACGCGAGCGATCCGGTCCGCGAGGTAGTTGAGGTCAGCCACGGTGACACCCCCGCGCTCCTGCGTCGCGGGGTGGCGTGCCGCAGGCGCCGACACGTTCAGGCCACCAACCTCGTTCCGCTGTACCGGCAGAGCACCCAGACGACGCCCAGCCTCCGCCCACAGGGCAAGGTTCCGGGCACCAGGCACAAGCGGGATGAACGCCTCATCCCCGTGTGCCCGGTCGCCGATCACCCGCAACGTGTTCGCCGGGACAATCCGAGCGATCTTCGACGACATCGGCGACATGCCCTTGATGCCGCCATTCGCGAAGTACTCGAGAACGTCACCCGTGGCTTCCCACCGCTGCGGGCCGGTGCGGGTACCCGAACCGGCGTACCCGTACGACACGTTCCCACCGGTGGTCACCTGCAGGCTGATCCGCCGGCCGTTGTTGTCCAGGATGAAACGGTTGATCGCATCCTGTGCGGACTGGATCCCCGTCACCTGAACCTCGGTGACGACGTTGTTCGGGATCAGCCCGTACGCGTCCGCGAGATCCTCGGCTTCCTCACGGGTGTACCCCATCGACGTAGCCGTGTTGATGAACGCCTCGCGCTGCGTGCGGATCGTCGCGTCCAACGCGTGCGCGGAAGCGTTGTTCCGGCCCATCGCCTCAGTGACGTTGTGGTACGACCGCACCTGCGAAAGGAGCTGCTGCTCCACATCCCGCAGCGCCGCGTCCAGCTCCGACTGCGACGCCTCACCCGCGTCAACAAGGTCGTTGTACCGCTCGAGCGCGTCCGAGGTGCGGTCCTGCTGCTCCTCAGCCCGCAACTGCGCTTCCTTGAGCGACAGGGTCGCGTCCGCGGCCTCCTGCGTGAGCTGCTGATTCGTCCTCAGCTCATCATTCAGGCCCGAGATCGCGTCCGACGCCCCGCCGGCCGAGTCCTCCGTGCCGCCGAGCGCCTCGTTGTAGATCTCGTTCTTCTCAGCCGCGTCACCGAACGCGTTCCGCTGCTGATGCAGCCACGTGATCGTTTCGTCAACGGTCCGGTTGACCGCGAGGCTCTCACCACGCATCGACTCGAGCTGAGCGATGTAGGCGTCGAAGTCAGCGTCCGACCCCGACACCACACGGGCTGCCTCCTCGAGGTCGAGCCCGAGGTTGCGCAGCGCCTCACCAGCCGAGTCCGCGCCGGTGCGGAGCCGCTGGAACCAACCCCACGTCTCCGACATGTTCAGCGCCGCCTGCTTCGCCGCCGCCTGCTGTGCCTCGTCGCCGACGAGCTTCACAGCCTCCGCGTACGAGTCAGCCCGGGCCTTCGCCTCCGCCGCGTTCTGCGCGAACACACCAATCGCCGTAGCAACAGCGGTGATCGCCAGACCCACCGGGTTCGTCAGGAACGCCACCTTCAGCGCCGTACCCACACCCGCGATGCCGGACTTCGCCGCGATGCTCGCGATGTTCGCCCGCGTCAGGGCCAGGCCCATGCCGTCGGCCTGCAGCACGGCCGCCTGGAACGACGTCCGCGCCACCAGCAGCCCCTTCGACAGGGGACCCGACAGTGACGTGGCAAGCGTCTTCACAGGGCCGTTCATCAGCAGGAACGCACCCACCGCGGTCAGCAGACCCGGCGACAGGTTCGCCACCACGCCGGCGACCTGCGACAGCACCGGCAGCAGACCATCGGCCGCGCCGAGGACCTTGCTCATGCCGTCCGCGAGCGCCCCACCGAGCGTCACCGCCAGCGGCGCCGCCTGAATGAGGATGTCCGCGAACTCCGGCGCGAGGTCGATCACCTTCGTGAGAAGGTCCGCGAACTGCACACCCAGGTCGGCAGCGATCGGCACGAGCGGCTGGAACGCCGACAGCATGTGCCCCGCCGCAGCCCGCAGGTCAGGGGACGCCGCCACCAGTGCAGCGACCCCCGCCACAACCGGGTTCAGGGTGATGCCGAGCCGGGACAGGATCGGCAGGTTCCCCGCACCCAGGGTGAACAGGGCAGTCGACACCCCCGCGATGAGGGGCCCGTACTTCGACAGCTCGTCGAGCTGGTCGTTGACCTTCGACAGGTCCCACGTGTTGATGAGGTCCCCACCGCGACGCAGCATCTCGGACACGGCGTCCAGCTGCGGCGCGAACCGGGCAGCGAGGAGGTCCACCAGGGGGCGGGCCTTCGCCTCAAGGTTCCGCAGCCCGTCAGCGAACAGGTTCGCCCACTCGACCGCGCGACCTCCACCGTTCGGGTCGATGAACGGCGCTGCCAGAACGGACCCGATGTCACGCCACGCACCCTTGATCCGGTCCGCGGCGCCGTCGAACTGCTGCTTGATGTTGTCCGTCGCACCACCGAACCGGTCCATCATCCCGGCCGCGAGGGCGTCGAGCGCCTCCTGCGCGTCGAGGCTGCCGGCGGTGATCTTCTCCCGGATCTCCGCACCGGTCAGGCCCATCTGCGACCCGATCAGGGTCGCCGCGTCCACACCACGCTGACCGAACTGCATAAGGTCGGTAGCGGTGATCTCCCCCGCCGCTGAGATCTGCGCGAAGATGTACGCCAGGTCCGCGACCTGCTGATTCGACCCACCCATCGCCGCGACCGCGTTCTGGATCGCGTCCAGGGTCGGCAGCACCTTGTCGGCCTGCACACCGAACCCGAGGAGCTGCTGCTGAGCGGTGATGAACACCTGCTTCGCGAACGGCGACGTGCGCGCGAACTCGTCGAGCTTGTCCATCTGCGCGTTCGCGGCCTCAGCGCCGCCGAGGAGGGTCGCCAGGGCAGCGCGGGACGACTGCTGCAGCCGGTTGTAGTCCAGGCCGACCTTCACCGCCGCAGCACCCAGACCCCCGACGGCAACGGTCGCCCCCGCGAACGCGGTCGCGAGGGTCTTCACCCCGTTGCCGACGGCCTGCCGCAGCGACGAGAACCGCTTCCCCGACTGGTCAAGACCCCGGTCGAACTGCGAGTTGTCGAGCCGCAGAACGCCGTACAGCTCGCCGACCTTCAGCGCCAACGCCCCCACCCCTTCCGGTGCAACGAGTGAAAGTGGTTCAATGGGTCGTCTGAGGCGCCAGATCCCGCGACAACCGCGACGGCCGCGACAGCAAACCCAGGATCAGACCACGCAGCCACGGCCACGGCCTGTCCCGCACCGACGGGTCGTACAGGTCCACCCCGTACACCTCGAGCAGGTCCAACACGATCAGGCCCCACCGGTCGAGCAGGTCACCCCACTCGACCGACCCCTGCGGCTTGTGCCGCGGCTTCAGCTCTTCCGGGAGCTTGTACGACCGGTAGAGCGGGACGCCGTCGACGTACGACTCCGGCTCCCCTTCGCCGTACTCCGCCCACTCTTCGAGGGTGACGGGTGGTCTTTTGGGCTCCCACCACCCGGCGCCTGCCGTGCCGCCATGATCTGATCCGCGGCTTCCTCACCGAGGGTCCAGTAGTACAGGGCGTACACCTCGAACATCGCGAGGTCCGGCGCCGGCACACCCGCGTCCACCATCTCGCGGTACGCGGGACCGAGGGACAGCTCCCCGAGGTCCATGTTCTCGACCTGCGCCAGCAGTTCCTTCGTCCGCTCCGGCAGCTCATCCGGGGCGCCGGACCGGCCGCACGTGGGGCACTGGTCCGACATCGACATGAACGCCGCTACACCGGCCGCGTTCACCGCCGCCAGTTTCAGGCCGACGTCCTTCGTCGGCGGCGGCACCACAAAGGTGCGCCCGTTCCACGGCAGCTCGAGATTCGGCGCCAGGTAGGCGCTCAGATCCTTCACAGGCATTGCTTGGTCTCCTGGGTTCTGTCCTGGGTTTGTCCTGGGTTTGTATGACCCTCACGAGCCCCGGCCACCCAGGACCGGGACCGGGGACCGTGAGGGAGTCACATCAGACGGCCGAAGACGACTACGACCCGTCCGCCGCCGGGTTCGGGATCGAACGACGACGACCACGACCGGTCAGCGTCACCGACCAGCCACCGATCGAAGCGTTCCCCGTCTGGCCACGGTTCACCGACACCGTCGCGTCACCCTCGTACGCCTCATCCGGGTTCGGGGTGCCGCTGTTCGGGTAGTCGTACCAGCGGAACCGGCCCGTCGCCGCGTTACCCACCGCGTCCGGGCGGGACAGCTCGAGCAGCTTCTCCACCTCCGGCAGGTACGACCCGTCCGCCTGGCGGTGCTGCTGAACCGTGAACCCGAGAGTCCACGACTCCGACAGCTTCACCTCGTTCGGGGCGCCCTTGTCGTCGTACGTGGCGGCGTCCTCCGTCACCGGAGTAACCTGCGGGTCCACCGCCGAGATGAACCGGATGCGCTGCCAGTCGGGCGTCTCCGGGTCCGAGCTGACGTCGATGTCGACGGCGTACTCGTAAGAGAAGCCGAACTCCGTCGAAACGGTCATGAATGCCTCCTCAAGGCATGGTCGAGAACCGTCCATGCCGGACGGCTTCATGGGATAGGGACAGACGATGCGGCCCAGGTCAGGAACGCATCAGGATGAGGGCGTAGTTGTCGGCCCGCTCCTCGCGGCCGTTGTCATCAGCCCCCAACGGGGCCACCGACAACCGTCGGGCACGCTGAACAGTCAGCGCCCCGGCGGAGAACATGTGCCGACCGTGCAGCACGTCGAACGCGCTATCAGCCAGGTCGTCCACAGCAGTGCGGGAACCACGAGCAGCCCGGAACCGCAGTTGCAGCAGCACCTCAACGTCCGGAAGAACGAGATCGTCGCCGACGTGGTACGCCGCCACAGCCACCGCGTTGTCCGGGGCCGCCGGCAGCGACTTCAACGTGACCGCCACCTCATCCGAGGAGTACGTGCCCTCCGGGCGCCACACCCCCACACCCTCACCGTCGAGGAACTCCGCGATCCCGGTCAGCACCTCGGAGACCTTCACCGCCGTCATGTCAGCTCCCGTGCGATCTCAGCCGCGAGCGCCGCCGCGGTACCCCGAGCCGCCTTGAACGGCTTCTCGAGGAACTTCGCCGACTCGCCCACCGGGTGGTAGTACGTCAGGTCCTCGTGCTGCTTGATCGTCTTGATGTCCCGCGGGTCGTCGTAGTACACCGACGCCACCAGGCCCCCGTCGCTCACAGACGTGCCCGCCGACGCGGCCAGCAGGTCCGTCCGTCGTGGGACGATCTCGAGGGACGCCTCCTTGATCTCCTCGGCGGCCTTCAACAGTCCTCGGGACGCGCCACGCCGGGCCGCGGCCTTCGCCTGCTCACCCAGCCACTCGAACGACACAGTCACCGGCGGCCCTCACACTCTCGACATGCACGCCCACGCGACCGGCGGTCACGCACCTTGGCGAACAGGCCGCGAGGTCGGCGGTACCGTACGCAGGCGGGGTCAGTACGTGTGTGCCTCATCGCAGGTACACCACCGCGAACCCGGGCCAGTCCGGGTGCTCAAACCGGGACACCCGCAGCACCGTTGACGTCCGCTCATGCGCCGACCCCGGCCACACCGTCACCCGAGACTCAACCGCCGGGGCGTCCTCGAACGAGAAGTACACCTTCCCCATCGACACAACCTCACGTCCCGCCATGTCACGGACGAGTTCCTGCGAGTCCTCGCAGTACACCCCGTTCCCGTCAGCGGGGGAGAACGTCACCGACTCCCCGAACACCGGGCCGTTCCCACCCTCACCCTCGTACGGCTCCACATGCACCGTGTGAGGGGTGTAGTACGCCGGCAGCCGGGTCATGACTCGTCACACTCCAACGGCGGCAACGTGTCCACCGACGCCGCCCGCTGACGCCGACCCCGCAGCATGTCCCGGTGCGCCCGAGACAGGACCAGCCGCCCGATCGGCGCCGACATGCCACCAAACGACCTCTGGAACGGGCCGATGCTCACCTGCATCGACGTCGGGTCGCCCGGCACCTGCAACCCGTTCGGGGCGTCCATCACACCCTTCACGAGGTCCACGGACACCATCATCCGCACCCGCAGCTCCCGCGCGGACATGTCATCCCCGACCGGGTAATCCCCGTCGATCAGAGCGGCCGCGTCCTCGAGGAGCAGGTCCGCGAGCGTCTTCTCATCCTCCGTGAACGTCTTACCCGGCCAGCGGGCCTCGACGTCCTGCCACGTTGCGTAAGCCAACCCGCGCCCCTCTCATGAGACGAACCGCCAAGCCCGTCGAATCTCGTTACGCGGCTGCCCGTCGGGGTGGATCTCCACGGACCGCCCGTCTGAATGGTCAGCAAGGCTCGGCACGGTGTAGATAACCCGCCGAGCCCACGCCCGCCCAATCGCCTCATCTGCAGCCCGCCTGGCACTCGGGAGCGCCAGGCGGGCGCGTGTGGGCAGGCTGTAACAGACCCCGTGGATCAGAGTCGGCAGCTCGACAAAGTCGCGAGCCGAGGCCTCCGCAGCATCTAGCCGACGTCGGATGGTCGACTGCCACTGTGGCGGGCGACCCGTTCCGAGGTATCCAGAGATCAGGTCGTCCGGGAACCGCCGCGCCCAGTCGGCGCCCCGGTCGCGGAACCCTTCACACAGGATCGCGTCATCCTCAACGATCCACACGCGCTCCGACTGATCTGCAGCCCATTCAAGCGCCCGGCGATGATTCCACAGTGACCCATGGTTGCCGTGGTCAATGAAGACCGCATCGGCCTGGCGGATCGTCGGAGACTCGAGGCGGGCGTGGTGCGCGACACAGGCGATCAGCGTCACCGCCAGTACCTCCCAGGGCACATGTCCCACGGGCCGCCCCACCAGACACCGTTTCCGTCCGGTACCGGCCATGGGGCAGGGGCCCCGGCGGCCTTCGCCCCGTACAGGTCCAGACTCACCGGACCCGCCGCCGGCATCAGGTTCTCCCAATCGATCAGCAGCGGGCCCCGCACCGGGTGGATGACCACGTTCACCAAGGCGCAGTCGCCGTGCCAGTAGCCCGCATCGTGGACCCGTTGCAGCAGGTTCCGCAGCGGCTCCCGGTACCGGATCGACTGCTCAGGCGTCAGATCGAGGATCGGTGTCAACCGCTCCATCTCAAGCCAGAACTCACCGTGCCACTTCAGCTCTGGCGTCGCCCACGGCATCTCGGTGTACGCCGTCAGTTCCTTGAAGTAGCGGTCGCGGCTCGCGTCCTTGTAGTCCTTGAGCACTGTCGTGAAGCGCTGCTCAACACGAGCTAGCCCCATGCGGCACCCCTCACTTATGGGCGAACCAGGCAGTCGGGGACGGCTTGCCCGACTTGAAGACGTTGACCACGTGCGGGCCGGTCGAGAGTCGGTCAGCGAATCGCTTCCGCGCGACGAAGTTCCCGACGGCCATGTCACCGGAGACGCTGTCAAAGCAGCGCTTCGTCTCCCAGCCGTAGATGAAGTCGATGTGATCATCGAAGAAGAACTTCACGACACGTTGGGCGAACTCCATGACGGTCGCGCGGTCTCCACCGACGACGCCCATGTTCAGCAACGTGGCGTTCGCGTTGGCCTTCATGAAGTCCTGCAGCGTCGTGTCCGGGTGATGCTGCAACATCCACGGGTCACGAAGCGTGGTCGGCTCGTACCCCATGTACAGGATGCCGGGCTCCATCTCCGGGAACGGATCGCGAGTGACAGTCACGTCGGTGGCGTCCACACACCACACGAACCCGACCTCGGGATGATCGCGCAGCCAGTGCAGGTACTGCACCCACCGCTCAAAGTAAGGGTTCAGGTGCTGGCGGACCTCGACGATCTCGGCCTTGGCCAGACTGGCCCCGTCGGAGATCCCCGTCGTCAGCAGAGCGAACCGCGCGCTGTCGGGGACGCTGTCGTGTAGCGCCTTGACGACGGCAGCGGTAGCCGGCATCGGCTTACCGCGCTGCGGGTCGTTCTGGGACGTCAGCAGCGACGTCAGGATCACGTTGTCAAGCTCGCGGAACTCGATGTACTTGTCCGAGTGCCGGTGCCGCATCCGGTGCTCAAGACCAGGCCCCTCCGAGAAGCGCTTCGCCGCATCGGTCGCGGTCGACTTCACCTCTCCGTGCTGGTCCATCGAGTAGATGAGGGACCCCGAGTTGACGACATCGGCGTAGCGCCACGTAGTGAGGCCGGCGGCGTGGATGCGGTCAGACCATGACTGATGCTCCCAGCCCCACGTACCAAACTCCGGGTCCATGCCCCCGACACGATCCAGCACCCGACGCTCGGCATACAGCAGGTAGCCGCGCGTCGCGTGGTAGGCCACGTGCTGGTCGTCCTGGTAGAGGATCTCCACCTGACGCTTGGCGACTCCGTCTGGGCGGTCGAAGATCGCCATTAGGTGCGGCTCGGGCGACTCGACGTACGGCTTCCACCAGTCAGAGACCAGCGGATAGCAGTCATCGTCGGCGAGGAAAATGTGCTCGCAACCCGCCGCGTACAGCAACTCAAGCGCCTTGTTCGACGCCCGCGCGATGCCAACATTCTTCTCAAACCGGAACGTCGCCTCGGGCACCGGTACGTCACTCGCATCGTCGATGACGACCAAGAGCGCATTGGGCGGAAGGTTCTCTCGCCACACCGGCAGCGTCTTCGCGAGTACCTCGGGCCGGTTCCGAGTCTTGATGCCAACCCCGATGCGAGGGGATGCCGCACCAACGACAGGGGCGTACTCGACGCCGTCAATCACAACTTGCACGACATCCCCTCGCTTTAGATCAGGAGCCGGAGTCCTCACCGACGGTGAGCTTGCCGTGACGGGCCTCGTGCCCGTACTTGAGGCCGATCTCGCCGTAGAGCTGGACCCGCTCCGCCGAGCCGACCTTGGCGAGCGGCTCCACGAAGAAGTGACCCTTGCCCGGGATCTCGAGGAACACGGGAGCCAGGTCCTCGAGGGACGCGACCACGAGGGTGTCCGCCGGCATGTACCGGTTGAGCATGATGTTGCAGCGGCCGAAGTCCGTCTCGAACGTCTGCAGGTTCACGCCACCGACGTTGCGGGAGGTCTCCCGGTAGTTCGCCTCGGTGATGAACTCGCGGGTCAGGGCCCGCTTGGCCGTCGCGTTGACGATGACCGTGCGAGTCTCGCCCTCCTGCAGGCCGCCCGACTCCCACACGCTCTGCATGAGGTCGAGCAGGTCGTCACGGGAGAACGTGTCCCACCCGCCCGCGACGGTCTCGACGTTCGTCGTGATCGCCTCGAGCAGACCACGGGTCTGCCGGGGGTTGGTGTTGTCCGCGGGGCGGGCGTAGGTGCCCGTGATGAACGTCTTCTCGACGTCGCGGGCGACCTGCTTGAGCTGCTGGTCGATCTGCCACGCCAGCTCGTCCGCCGGCAGGGTGACCGAACCGACGGTGACGGCCTGGCTGCCTGCACCACGCTGCCGGTTCGCGGCCAGCTTCGTGTACGAGATCTCCACCGCCTCCTGGTGGATCTCGAGAACGTTCGACTCGGTGCCGCGGACCCGCGCAGTGGCGGTCGGGGCGTCCGCACCCTCGAGGCGCTGCCGGTCGTCGGCGGCGTCTCGCAGGTCGTAGTACTGCCACTCGAACAGCACCGACCCGACGGACTCGCCGCCCGTCAGTCCGCCGATGCTCGACAGCAGCGGGGTGTCCTCAGGCGAGACCGCGAACAGCTCGCCCACATAGTTCGGCAGGTTGAAAGTCGTACCCTGCCCGGTGATTCCGGCCATGAATGGCCCCTTTCAGGATGGTTGGTATCAGGAGGTGCTGAACGCCTCGCTGACCTGCATCGCCTTGAGCGTCCGCACAAGGTCCTTGTCGCCAGCCGCCTCAGCGGCAGCGATCTGGTCCTTGAGCGGGACGTTCCCCGGAACCGGTGGGGTCTTCCCCACCGCGGGGACAGGCTGCGGGCCCGCCGGGGCGGGTTCAGCGGTGGATCCGATGAGCGGCAGGAGCGTCGCGGCGTGAGCCTCGATCTCCTCCTTCGTGGTCCCGCGCAGCGCGGCACGCAGCCGCGCCTTCTGGGCCTCGTCGAGGCCGTCCGCAGCGTCCACGACCTCATCCGTCCAGGTCGCGATCTGCTCGCGGGTCTCGTACTCCTTGACCTTCGCTTCGAGGGCCTGCAGACGCTCGGCGGCCTTCTGAGCCTCCGACTTGTTCGCTTCCTCGATCTCAGCGAGGCGCTTCGCGGCCTCGATGTTCTCCTTGGCGCGGGCCTCCCACTTACGGGCCTCGGCCTTCCAGTCCGGCTCCTGTGCAGGCGCCGGCGTCGGCTGCGGCTCGGTGGGGTTCCCCTGCCCGGAGGGCGTGGTGTCCGTCGGCTCCTGTGCAGGCGCCGACGTGGTCTCAGGTGCAGGTGTGCTCATCAGTTGTTCCTCCCGTGCGGGATCGCCACATCGCCCGTGCGGGCTCAGTGGAAGGTGTTGGTACATCCGCCGTGCGGCGGAAGATCAGAAACCAGCCTCACGCCGGTACTCGTCCAGGTCGTCACGATGCGACTCGATCCACGCCCGAACGCGGGCCTGGTGCTCCTCAAGCTGCCGGGCCGCCGCCGCGTCACCACGAGCAGCCCGCCACCGCAACGCACCCGTGCGCTGCGACGCCCGGTACGCCATAGGCTCAACCTCCGGCGCATCCGGGTCCCACGACGGCCCCGCCACGCACCCACAGTGGTAGTGCGCAGCAAACGACGCCGTACGCTCCGTCCGGTACACCGCGCCCCGCTGCGCCAACATCACACAGAAGTCGCAACCACCGGACCGGGCGAACCGCTGCCACCCACGAGCCCGCGGGTCAGCCCTCACGGACTCCGTGACCGAGTCCCGACCGGGCTGCAGCACATGCTTCTGCACAGCCCCGGTCAGGAACTCAAGCGCCACACCGGGTGTCGCCGTGAACAGGTGCCGGGACGCGTAGTCCACGTTCCGACGCACGTACTCCGGGTCCACCGGGTCACCCATCACGGCACGGAACTCATCCCGCACCCCAGCGGCGACCCGCTCCGCGTCGTACCAGTCGACCGACAGCAACGCGGACACCTGCCCGTACTGCGTCGTCAGCGACGGCACGAACACCCGCAACGCCTCCGCCGCC